GATTATTAAGAGTTGCTTTAAAAACCTAAATATCAATTGTTATTAGAGTATAACCAAAGAAATTAACTATACAATTTTCAAGCATCAGTTAATTTAATCTTACGGACAAGAATTCCGTCTCCTCAAAAATCGCTTGATATTCAAGCAAAAACAAAGATAAATTAATATAATTTTTATGAAAAAGACTCAACAAGTACAAACTCAGTCTGTTGGCGCTGCTGTTCAGCAGAACAAGCAGTTCTATCAGAACTGTGTGAATAAGTGGAAGAAGCTGCTCGTTTCTGAACACGTTGCTCCTATTGAAAATAAGCATACGCGTGCCGTTACGGCTGTTCTTCTTGAAAACCAGGCCAACGCCCTGATGGAAGACATGAATCCGAACAGCTCCAGCATTTGGGGTGCCAACGCTTCTTTTGGTGGTGCAATTACTCAAGGCGATACCTATGCGAAGGGCGACAATCGTTTACCGAAGATTCTTCTTCCGATGATTCGTCGTACATTCCCAGAACTTATTTCTAATGAAGTTGTCGGTGTCCAGCCGATGTCCGGACCGGTTTCCCTCGCGTTTGCTATTCGTTATCGCTATGACCAAGGACCTCTTCATGAAGCTCGTTCTTCCGGTACGCTGACTAAACCACCTACGACTGGACCTCAATACGGTGTGAATACTTTCCGTGCCGAAAACACTGCCAATCCTCCGGCTCCTACGGATATGAAGCAGCTTGAAGCTACGGTTAAGTCCCCTGGAACTGAAATGGGTTATAACTACCTCGACACTTCCTTTACTGGTCGTCGTAACAACCTCTTTAACCGTACGATCAATAAAGAAACGGGTGCTCCTTATACCGATGCTGATATTGTAACCACTTGGAATGCTTCTGATGCTGGTGCTACCTATCAGATTAAGGCTGTTGCCGACCTTGTGATTATCTCCGGAGCTACTCCTGATGTTGAATTCACATTGTCCGATGGTACAACCAAGTATACAATTCCTGACACTGATGAAGGTAAGAAAGCGATTGCTGCTGCGAATGCTCTCTTTAAGGCTACCCACATTGCCGGTGGTAAGTTTACGTTCTCTGATCAGGACCTCGGTACTGCCGCTCTCTTGGGTGACTATGAAGCTACTGGCCGTATTCCTCGTACGAAGTTTACCTTCGAGAAGAAAGCTGTTGAAGCTGGTACCCGCCGTATCGGTACCTCCTGGACGCTTGAACTCGAACAGGATATTCGTAACATGAACGGTATCGACATCGAACAGGAAGTTACTTCCATGATGTCCTACGAACTTCAGGCCGAAATTGACCGTGAAATGATTGTTCGTATGCTCTATGCCGCTCTTTCTGCTAATGAATATTCCTATTGGGATGGTTCTAAGGCTGATGCTCGTTGGATGGGTGAACGTGACCGCGCGTTTTATCAGTTCATCATTCAGATGGCTAACCGTATGGCTGTTCGTAACCGTCGTGGCCCAGCTAACTTCATTATCGCCACTCCGGATGTCTGCTCCTTATTGGAAACGCTTCCTCAGTATGCCATTATGGAAGTTAATGGTACAATCTCTACGGATAGTTCCGGTATTGCTAAGGTTGGTACAATCGGTAATGGCCGATTCACTGTCTTCCGTGATACCCGTACGCCTGTTCAGAATAATTCCTGGATGAATAATTCCTGGGATAATCAAGGACAGTATACCATTGGTGGAGAAGCTCGTACTCAGGGTATTCCGGACTTTGCTCTACTTGGCTATAAGGGTAGCGAATACTGGGACGCAGGCATTCTGTTTTGTCCATACATCCCAATACTCCTGCAAAGGGTTGTGGATCCTGTGTCGTTTGAACCTCAGGTTGGTTTAATGACCCGATATGGTGTTGTCGATAACCTTTTTGGCGCCAATCTCTATTATCATGTCGTATTAATCGATACGCTCGGAAATAGCTTGCCGCCATCTGGCGCTCCTGCCAATAACTGGCCTGGAACATTCCCGAATGGTTCCGCTCTTACTGATGTTCGTCAGCAAGGTGGTTATCCGGTTCAGGTTACCAACACTCCTGAAAATCCGGTTAATACGAAGCCTATTGCTTAATAGGTTAAGCTAACCAAAACTTTAAAAATCCCGATGAGAATTGATCTCATCGGGATTTTTATTTTATACCTGTCCAAACCACCTATTATTTTTCAGACATTTATTAAATTAAAAAAAAAGAATTTAATTTTAATTTATAAATGCCAAAGAAGCTTTCGCAAGAAGAATTTATTGAACGATGTAAAAAGAAACATAATAATTATTACAGTTATGATAAAACAGTTTATACTGGTATGAGCAATGATGACTATATTATTGTAACTTGCCCTATTCATGGTGACTTTAAACAACTGGCTGCCGGACATATACGAGGAAAAGGCTGCAAAGATTGTGCAGGAACTATTACAAAAACTACTGAACAATTTATCATAGACGCCAGAAAAGTTCATGGAGATGAATATGATTATTCAAAATCAAAATATATTAATGCAATGACTTATATAGAAATCATTTGTCGAAAACATGGTTCATTCTGGCAAAAACCTAATACTCATTTAATCGGCAAAGGATGTTTTGAATGCTATGGCTCTAAAATGCTAACGCAAGAAGAGTTTATTAATCGTTGTATTGAAAAACATAATGGATTTTATATCTATGATAAAACAGTTTATACAGGTTGTAATTATACAATTACCATCGACAATTTATCATTTGACTGATGTTTCTATGTGGGCTATTGGCGATCAAGAAATTGTTACATCGAACATGCCTGTATAATAAAACAATTTAATTTTATAACTGTATGATGCTAATTTAAATAAAGGTAATTATGGCTTTACCTCCAACATTTAAAGTAGATATTTTTTCCGATGTAGGTTGGAAAACAAATCAATTTGCATTAATTGCCGAAGCTTCAACCTATGATGAAATGAAAGTTGCAATTACAAATAACGTGAAAGGAAAAAAGACAGTCGATGAAACTCCTAAGCCGGCCAGTCTTTCTCTTCGGGTCCATTGTTATGATGGTGTTGCAACCTTTGATTTCGATCAAACTGATGAGGGAGCATTCACTTTAAAATTTTCTGTTTGGGCTGAAATCGGTTTTCAAGCAGAAATTGCAACTTTAATTAATTCTTAAAATGTCAGTTTCTGAAGATGAATTATTAGGTAAATTTATCGATCGCTACATGAAAAAAGCGATCGATAATTTAATCTTTAAACTAGAATCCAAGTATAATGTTGAATTAAGTGAAAGTTCAACTTTAGAAGTTGTATTATTAAGTTCCGATTTTATTAATCGAATTTCTCAAGTAATTGAAAGTGAACAATTAAGAGAACCTGAAGCATTTGAGAATGAACCGAATGACCAATCTGGAAATTATCGATATAAAAAATACTAATAAATATTAATTAATGAATACTAATGGTTTAAGATTAGATGAACGCGGCCGAGTCGTTCTTTGCGGAGATAAGATTTGCTGTGCTAATTTAGAAAGATGTGGAGACGGCAGGTATAAACTTACCGATGACAATGGTAATTTCTGTTATATTACTGCTCAAGAAGCTGCATTGATGGAAGCTGGAATTAGGGCTTGTGATAATCAACCCATAGTTAAAGAACAACTTATTTTAGGTTAATATGTATTACGGTATTGATGGCCTTAGTGAAATTGTAGAAGAGATGCTTGATAATGAGACATCTCAGATGAGTGACACTGAATCTTTAGTTTATAATTTCATTCAAAATCCTTATATAAGTCGTTTAGTTCGAAGAGGAGATGGAGTTGAAATCAGTAAATCTCCTGTTCAGGGAACTAATGTTGAAATGATTTTTAGATCTTTAAATTCCGACGGTAAAACAAAAATTAAGAAACGGGATATTGAGTATGCAGTTCTTGGCTTATTGGCCGATGACAAAATCAAATTTGCTCGTATGAATGGCGGATTCTTTTTGATTCCTCGAGAATAATGACTGAATTTTTTGCAGCATTAGGTATAGCCTTAATTATTAAACAAGGACGAATCTTCAAAGAAGTTCGTTCTTTTTTAATTTCTAAATTTCCGATATTTCAAGATTTCTTTTCTTGCTTAATGTGTATTGGATTTTGGACTGGCTTATTTGTTGGAATCATTAATGAAAAGCCTTTAATAGATTTAATACTATTCAGCTTTTCTTGCTCATTTTTTGGGCTAATATTTCAAACAATTTTGACTTTTCTTGAAAAGATATTTTTAAAATACTTTAAAGATATTTCTTAGGATATAATAAAATGAAAAAGGTTAATTCTACTAATTTTAAAATTAATCTTATAAATCAAATTTAGAAAATCAAATTAAACCTTTCAAAGTCACCTCAACTTTTTAAGAATAAAATTAATATTAAAAGAAAATGGACTTTTTTAATAAGTGTTCTTGTAATCCTCAGACTGTTACTAAATGGACAGTTTATAAAGAAGGTTCTTATTTCATTTATAAATGTACTGAATGTGGAAACTTCTTTAAACGCCCAGTTAATTGGGAAACAATTCAAAAGGATAAAATGAAAAATTTAATGAAGCATGGAAGATAAAAAAACTTTAAAGGTTAAATGTTTTATCACCGGAGAAGAAAGTATTTTTTCTGGTGATTATTTGAATAAACTTATTGAAAGATATGGTTCAAGAGAAAATATTTTAAAATATTACATTACATATCGAGCTAAGAATTTCCTTTTTAAAGGATATACAATTCCAGAAATCAGGAAAATTCTTCTTTTAAAGAAGACTGAACTTGAGGATCCTTCTTCTC